CCTTTAATTTCTTCCAAAATATCTTTCATCTTCTCAACAATTTTACCAAGATTATCTTTATTTACCACTTCATCTCCCTCCCCAAATTATAATGTACTGGAATTGTATCTCATTGAAAACAACTTTTCAATCAAAAAAAGAACATAAATTTACAAAACGCATAAAGAAAATACTACTTATTATATTTTCTTACAGCGTGAAATCATAATTAAAAACCTCCTACTTTTTTCAGTTTATTTAAAATATATGATACTTTTGGTGTAGGTATTATACCTATTCGTTCATAATGTTCATCAAATAATTCCTGTGTGTAAGCAGTCATTAATTTATACAAATTATTCCACTCCAAAGTTTCTACAGTTTCTATTGGTTTCTTTAGTATTCTTTCAATCTTAATTAAATCACCATATATTTCATACATTTTTTTCACTTCATCATCTGTAAAGTATTTCGAAATGCTTGCAATATTAGTAATCCATTCGTTATATACTCGTATCTCCAATGTTTTTGTAATTACTATAAAGTTACTAATTTGATCATCCTTAAGATCCATTCCCAATATTAGTACATTCGGAGAAAATTCTCTAATACAATTCCATATATCATATAGTGCAAATTGAAAATCATAATATATTATCAATGCTTTTTCTCGTATTCTGCTTTTCTCTTCTTTTTCATCAATTCTTCTCTGTGTCCACAGTGCAGCCGATACAGCTAAAAATGTCCCTATCAATCCTCCCATCGCTCCAATATACGAACTCTTATATTCTACTGATTTTAATGGCACAAGAAATAATGAAACCGCATTTGACAGGCATCTAATATTTATCCATACAGGACTTGTTATAAACAATATCGCTACTAAAACCGCACATAAAAAGAAAACATTTTCTATTATAAAATCTTTCACTTTTTGAAACTTGCTTCTCAATTCTTTTATTCTCCTTCCACTGTCATTATACAGCAGAAATAGAAAATTTCAAAGATTATAAAATGGCTAAGTACAATCAAGAAAGTTTATTTTTATTGGCAGTATTAAAGCTTCTTGCTACTACCATTATAATAAAAGTTGCGGAGGTGGTAGTACTGCAAGACCAAAGAAACCTGATAACCAGAAGGCTATCAAGCAATCCGTCAGCTTCGATCCTGATCAAATGGAACGCATCAAAAAATACTGTTCCCGCGAAGAACGCAGTGTTAGTTGGTGTGTCCGTAAAGCTATGGATCAGTGGCTGGAAGATAAGGGAGTTTAGCACTCCCTTTCTTTTTTGGTATGTTTTGGTAGTAATAGTATCAAAGATTGCCCTCTTTAGTTAATGGGTTTACTCTCAGGATCAGTTTCTTCCTTGCCAACATCCATCAACTCATTGTACTGTTCCTCTGTAATCCTGCCCGTTGCGAAGAAAATATCAATCTTATTTTTCAAATCGTCTGTCAGACCGTTTCTTTCTTTAAGTTTTAACAATGTTCTAAATAACATAATCATACCTCCAATTCTGTTAATGCTACTGCATATTCACTGTTGACATAGGTTTCTGCTGATTGTAAATCCATATCATAGATATAATCACGATTGTCGTTGAGTTGCTTTTTGACATAATTCCACCCATTTTGCATTGAAATCGGATAATTAAATACTGTATATCCATCCAACTGTTCGGATGTGACGGAGATGTTGGTTACTGGATAGTTGGTGACAAAAGTTTGCAATTTAACTTGTATATCCTCCGGAAGAGGCTCAAATATAGCATCTTGCAATCTGATATACATATCTATATCTATGGCTTTAGCAATTAATTCAGATTGTGAATAACCAATGGCACTCTTTGCATAGTACAAGATATTATTTGTTCCACTATTATTTTGAAAAAGAGAGATCTTTGTAAAATTAGATGTAGAAAATAACTTACGGGCTCCTCCTGTGACAGTTTTGTTGTAATATATAACATCAGAGATGCCTTTTACTTTATTCCATCCAGGATAATCATTGCTGTTATTCATAGTTTTTGTACTCGTATGGATTTCTCGGATATTTCTTTCGATGCCAAATACGCCGTCTTTTTCTACAACCCTATCGCTCGTATACTGCTGTCCGTCGATTGTGACGTTACCGTCACTTGAGACTGGAATTGCGTTAAGGGTGATATTGTTAAGCGTAACAGATTGAACCTTTAATCCATCTTCATTTGTTACTTTAACAGTCGGATTCACAACGCTCTTAATCTCAACTGGATTTTCGGGCGTTGGTGTTCCATCCTGTGAAGACTTTCCATATATCATCATATTTTGAATCTTGCCATTGTCAGAATCGGTGATGCGAGTTTCTCCCTGATTTGATGTGTAGAATTTTGTAATTTTGTTTGATAACTCTTCCTTCAGTGAAGCAACATCCTTTTTATTCTGTTCGATCTGCTTTGATGCATCCTCTACACTTTTTGCAGATTGGGCCGCATTGTCGGCAGAAGTCTTTGCACCTTCAGCTGATGCTACAGCTTTTTCCGTATTACTGGCAACAGTCTGAGTGTTTTGTGCTACTTCCTGAGCATTATTCAAAACCGTTTGGGTGGCTTCTTCTACAGTCGCTCTATCATCCGCAACGGTTTTAGCATCATTCCCCACTCTGGTTATGATCTTTTCTCCCTCAGTCTTTACGGTATTGACCGATGTAGTTTGCTGATTGGTGATTGTATTTATTGCCTGTTGTTTTGTGGTATTAATCTCTTCTTTCGACTGTTCAACCACTTCGAACACTCTACTGTCAAAGCCGGCAATCTTTTCCTCAACATGATTATCAAAAGCTGTTACTGTATTGTTGATGTTTTGTTCAGACTGAGCAGCTGCCTGTTTTGATGCTTCTGCATCACTTGCGGATTGTCTTGCCTTTTCAGCGGCTTCGACTGCTGTATTCATGTTAGATGTCGCAGTCTCCTGTTTCTGCGCTACATCTAACTGCATTTCTTCTACGGATGCCTTTGCAGCTTCTACCGCTGTCCTGTCTGCTGCAACCTGTGTTGCAGAATCTGCAAAATTAGCCAACACCTGGCCAAATTCTTTACGGGTTCCTGTGTAACCCTGTGCTACTGCATCAGCATAGGCAGTCACACATCCCAAATCTGTTTCTATCATGACATCATAACCCCCAATCTCCCTTTATCATTTATCTTAAAATCCAAACTCTGTACAATATTTTCTGTACGGGATAAATATAGATGTCCATCTTCCCGTATTTCCATACGACAGAAACCATTTTGTGTGGCAACCTGTTTCGCCTGATCTGCATAATACTTTGCATTATCTTTATCCCGTTCTGGATAAAGCTCATGCCCATGTGCCCAGGATTCCGACTCGGTTGCTCTGGTATCTGCCATATGTGCAGCTTCTTTTGCCTGTTTTGTATACTCTTCGGCTGCTGCCAATGTATAATGAAACAGGTCTACATCCTCCGGAGATTCAAACTCTTCCGGAATCGGACGCTTATTCACTGACATTATGACTGTGTTTACAGTCTCTCCTTCTTCTGGCGCGGAAAGATAAATATATACATTTATTGCACGCCTCTGTTTAAGCGCCTCATTCGGGATATCCACGCAAGATACCCCGTCTTTGGTATATCCCGTAGTAACTTTTGCTTCTTCCAATCCTTTCCAGAAGAAATGGACCTCAAAAACGTTGGGTAGATTTAAACCATTAATCTGAAGCTTTTGACCGTAATCATACTGCCACAATTCATCATCTATTGAAATTTCCTCATCCTTTTTCGTAAAATTCGCAATCAGCATTATTTAACCACCCCTTTCAACATTTCCTCTAATTTGTTCAGTCTTTCGTTCAATGTGCTCACTGTATCTTTCAATGTATTAATTCTTTCATTCTGATCCTGAATAACTTTCATCATTGCCGGAATCATTACACGGAAATTCCAGTCTTCTGGTTCTCCTGCTTCGTTCAACTGTGTTGCTTCCGGGAAAATATTGTAAATATCTTCGGCATAGAATCCAGGTATCCTTTTATCGTTAAGCCAATCAGTAGGATTTAAATAGCCTTTTTTATATTTGAACCATACAACAGGTATACTTAGAATCTTTTCTGCTTCCTCAATAGTCATGTTTGACACATGATCTTTATAACGTTTTGAAGAACTTGACAGGTATGCAACAGTTGCGCCATCCGTATCAAAAACCATATGTCCACCGGATGATACATGCGACAAGTTATATATCATAAGTCTATCTGTTCCGTCTGAAAAATTTTTAGGATTTCCACAAATTATTTTCATTCCGCTTCGCACTTCCAGGGCATTGGAATTTGCTACTAAAGAAACATTTCCTATCTTAATTTTTCCATTATATGATCCACTTGAATACAATTTGATTGCACCGCCAGCCGATTGCAGATATGTGCTATTAACAGTCCATCCACCAAGCTTCGCTCCAATAGCATGTAAATCAGTAATGCTCAGCTTGCTCGCCGTAATGCTGTCAGATTTTATATATGATCCATTTATATATACTTTTCCATCCTGTAAATAAATTCCCTGTGTCTGTCCATTATTTGTCAAAATGTTGAATATCTGTTCCTGGGTCAGGTCACCTGCGTCTTTACCGTCTTCTCCATTAGAACCACGCACGCCAATGATGTGCGGTGTTGTGCTGCTGGAAGTACCGTTTGTGTAGTAAGTTGTCTGATATGACCACAGATACGGCTCGCTTGTTGTTGGACTTTGCACAGAAGTCGTCCATCCACTTGTATATGTATATACATAATTGGATTCGGAAGTTGCGAGATAATAGGTTGTGACAGAGGAAATGCCATTTCCTGTAGCACCGGTTGCACCTGTAGCACCAGTGGCACCAGTCTGTCCCTGTATTCCTTGCTTTTGCTTTGCAATGGCAAATATCTTTTCGGCTGTCAGGCTTCCTCTTGTCACAGTAACTTTTACGGTACCTGTATCTGCCATTAACCCAGTAACTGTATACGTTTCCCCGGAAGAACTACCATACACCCCACTTGATGCGCTCCATTGAATAATAGATGTTTTTGTAACATCTTCTGAGCCATAGAGAACCTTTACAGTAGTGCTGCATGATGGAAAAGAAGTATAATCCCCATCTTCATCTGTTGGGATTCCCTGATATTCATTCGATAAGATCACATTCAAAGTCCTGAATTTACCAGATTCTGCCGCCACAACATCACTGATATTTTTTCCTTCCAGAGAAAATTCGGTTGCTTTAATATAGACATTCCCATCATCATCAATTTTCAATGTAACCTGTCCATCTTTGTCTGTGACATTCAGTCCTTTACCATTGATCAGTTTTCCTGCTAAAACGCCAGACAGGATATAGCTTGCATTTATATACAGTTCACCGTCCTGAATATAAATACCTTTATTTTTCCCATTGTTGGTCAGCTTATTGAATATTTCTGGCTGTCCAAGGCTATTATCGTAATTGTCAATAGCATCCTGCACATCGTTACTGTCTACATATCCCGGGAAAATCCAGTCTGTCGAAACGAAAGCTCCACTTTCACGTGCAGTCTTGCAGATTTTGACCTTTCCTTTCCCATCTTCCATGGACGTTACCCACATGTCACCTTCGTCATATGGTGGGATGGGGGTATTGATAAAGACTCTTCTTTTACCGTCTGCTGTATCCTTAGCAGTAGCTGCATCTTCCAGGGCTTTCTGTATCTCCGGATCCTGAAAGTCTTCCCAGGTATAATTTTCTCCGTCTTTAATAAACCGAAAAAGTTTCTTTGTGTCTGTATTATAAAAAAGGTCGTTTACATGCTTGTCTTTTGTTTCTATATCTGTCCATTCTTTTGCCGGAAGGTTTGTCAGATCTGGATCATACGCCCCAAAATATTGAGTATTAATGTCTTTTGCAATATCATCAACTACTGTAGCGACATATTTTTTTGCAGAATCCTGTGCGATTTCTTCAACATCTTTTCCGGTGATTTTAAGTGTTGTCGCATTAATGTAGACCTGTCCGGTATCAATATCCGCCCGGAAAAGAGTATCTCCATTTGTGTCTTTTACAACAAGAGCTCCCGTGTTGATCCAGTCCGCATTAATTCCGATGCTGTTCAGAATTTTCGTAATCATGGTGCCATCTACGAGAAGACCCGCATTCCATGTATTACCGCCATCTGTGCTTACTGCCCATCCTTTTCCATTAAGTTCAAATACAACTTTTGATTCCTCCAGCGTCGGATGGTCACACATATAATATATTTTGCTTCCATCCTCCAGTGTTTTTATAACCGGATAAAGACCCACCTGTTCTTTCATGGCTTTTGTCAGCTGCTCCATGGCTTTTTCCCATTCGGTTTTGTTTTTTGACAAGCCATTTCTAAACTGTTTATACAGTTTCGTTGCTTCACTGTATCGCGTAGAAGATAATCTTTCAGGAGATTCTGCACTACTGGTAATTGTCTGTGTACCACCACCATTGTACTGAACTCCAGTAATAATGGTCCGATACATATTATTCTTTCTGTCTATTACAAGTCCTATATCACCAGCCTCTGTGGATGGATCACTTTGGCAAATCACATTTAAAGGTCTGAACTGAAGCCCTGTAAGTTTTTTCCCGACAGATTCTGCTATTTTGCTTCCATTCCCGCTCTGGATTAGTTTATTTCCTGTAATCTCCAGAACATATCCGTCTGCTCCGTACTGATAAATCGTTTCCGTCTTTCCGTAAGATTCTGTTTCACTTTCTTCGGTAACACGGACTCCTGTTACCACCACATCATCTGTTTCAACTGAACTTCCACTTTTCATGGTATCAATTTTGACTATTCTGTTATTATCCTGCATATCTGATACCGACAATCCGAGCAGTGATGTATCGTACCATTTCAAAGTCAGCTGTCCATCATTATTGATTCTTGCGTATTTGCAGGCAATCTGTGCGACCCATTGGATTATCTGTCTGAATGTCAACGCTGAATCGTCAGGTCTGCTCTCCACCGTCAGATCTGAATTATCAAAGGTTGCTGTATCAGCAGCCAGCGGAACATCGCAACAAGTGCATGCATCCTGTAAGATTTCTCTCAGTGTAACCGGATATGTCAGTTTGCTTTTGGTATATGGCTGGTCAAAAGACAGCATTTTGTCAAAGGCTGATATTGTCACGGTATCACCTGTATCTTTTCCAGGTTCTGCGTAAAATGTCCCCTTATCCAACCACTCCACTGTTCCATTCACTTCCAGACCAACTTTTGCACTTAGCTCAGCTCCGGAAAAATTCTTTTTCGTTAATTTTCCATCTGTATTGTTGATCTTAACAGTAATCTGTTTTGCAATAGCTGAACCAATATCAAAGCTGCTGTTATTTGATGTCTCATCTGTAATTCCAAACTGCAAGAGTTCTGTATCTGCTGCTGTCTTTACACTGCCATCCGTAAAAGTAATTCTTACCTGATTATGAATTACTCTGTTTTCTTTGATTGTATTTTTATATGCATTTGATGTATTGATCATTTTGTTACCTCTGCACTATATCAACCGATGCGCTTTTGTAATAAAATATTCCATCACTCAGCCATCCAATCTGTTCTTTTGACAATGTTCCCCTGTATGACTGTATCGTAATATCGATTCCGTCATCACGGAACGAAAATGGGAAATACCCCGGAACCAATGTACTTTTTATAACTGCCATCTGTGCTTCCGTAAGTATTCCCCATTTAATTGATACTGTTTTCTTTTCTGCTACAGGATCACCTACCATATATCCTGCTAATGTTCTGCCTGTGTCAGAAGTCCATATTATCTCGTCATTTACTGTAATACTTGTTGGAGCAGGGAGCGTTACACTCCCTGACCATAAAATTCTTCTTGCCATCAGCCTACTCCTACTGTGTTGTATCTGATATCAATAATTTCCTGTGCCGTCTTGCTTGCTTTTGCGATCTGTGTACTGTCAAGATAAAATCCCATTTCTGACAGGGCTGCAACAATACGCATAACCGCATTATTGATGATTCTTTCGAACTCATCCCTGGTAATCCCATTTCCGGATGCGGCTCTGGCTGCTTCAATCGCCATCTCGCGCAATTTATTCTCCGGTGAGACTATTTCGCCCTGATGAAGGTTATCACCAATCATTGCCAGCTGTGGAGTGTTCTTCTTCACAAATCCACCTTCTGCAAGAGGAGGTATGGTCGGCACTCTGGGAAGAGACAGACCATAATGTCCATAATGCCGGGTACCTGTAAAAGGATTCTTGAAATCATAACTGAATGAAAATGCGTTCTCTATTGCCGATAGACCAGAGTTAAGTTTTTCCATCAGGCTGTTGATAATGTCAATAACTACATTCAGTGGTGTCTTAGCCAGAGTTATTAATCCGTCAAATATTCCACCAAATATGTTTTTGATACCTTCCCATGCCTGTGTCCAGTTTCCTGTAAAAACACCCGTAACAAAATCAATGATTCCGTTAAATATCTGTTTTATATCCGACCAGATCCGGCTTACAGATTTCCCAAATGTGTTCAGTATTGTTTTTAGCGTTTTAAAACTTCCCGCCCAGGATCCTTCAAAGACTCCTTTTATAAAGTCAATAAATGGCTGAAAAATATGTTCTTTCACATATTTAAAGATTGATTCAGCGATAGTCTTGAATCCCTCTATAATTTCTTCGATTCCCTGCCAGCATTTATCAAAATCTCCAGTAAAAGCACCCGTGCAAAAATCAATGAATCCTCCCAGAATATCCGTGATTCCCTTGATCACATCACCTGCAACAGCCAACAGATTGAAAATCTGATCTCCGATGTTAGCAATAATCGGTCCTAAAATAGGTAAAATAGTTGCAATGATCCAGTTGATCACAGGTACCAGGAGTGTTTCCCATAATGCCTGTAAATTCTCAAAGATCTTGCCGATCAGTTCGATGACTCCGTTGAGTGCGGGTTGTATATGTTCTGCCCACACTGTGCTGAACTTATCCGCCAGATAATCTAGGACAGGAACAATGTATGTATTATATGCATCAAGGAAGGTACCTACGATATCTGAAATTCCCTGTGCTAGAGAATCCATGAAAGGTTTTACATATTGATCGTACGTTTCAGATATCTTTTCAAATGTATCTACAACCGCCTGGTGCAGGGTATTCAGAACTATTTCAATCGGAACCAGTGTATTTTCGATTGCTTTTTTTATCTTGTCTACATTCTGGGTAACAGGCAAGATAAAAATCTGTTCTATATCCCTTGTAAATTTCAAGAGTACCTCGCAAGCTCCAAGAACTCCATCGGCAAAAATTCCTATAATGTGTCCGGTAATGCTTTTAGCTGTTTCCCCGGAGAATACATCGAAAATGTCAGCCATAGCAACATAAAAATCACCTTCTAAATCTGCAATTTCTGCTCTGATATCGAAAATAGATGCCAGTTTTTCCTTAATGTAATCCTTGCTTCCTGTGAGATATTTATCAAATCCGCCAATCAGATTGTCAGCTATGGTTAATCCTATTCTTGCAAAGGAACCAACCATTTTCCCAAAGCATAATGCCAGGGAGTCTAAGAAATGATTTGCTGACTCTACAACAGTCGGATCTGTAAATATTTCCTTAAGTGTTTTTCCTATATTTTTAATACTGTCATTGATAGACTTTATTTTCTTCTGGGAATCCCCAAAGCCAATCTGGAATCCCTTTTTGAAGATATTAGCCAGTTCTTTACAGCGCTTCAGAAGTTTATCCAAACTCTTATTGGTTTTATCAATAGTTGTATCTCCTTCTGCCAGTTTTCCAAAATCAACAGCATCTCCCAGATTGACTCCGGGATTTCCTGTGCCACCTGATGTGCCAGAATCCGAATCAGATTCTGCATCAGATGGGCTATCTAGCTTTTGGATCTGGTCAAATCCCATCAGAGAGCGCATCTCTTTTGCTGCTTTTTTCGCAGCACTTCCGGCTTTCTTCGTAGAATCTGCCATGTTGTCGGCAGACTTGGAAGCATCTTCCATACCAGCTCCCGCATCAGCTGCCGCTGCACCTGTTGATGCGATCTGGCTTGTTCCCGATGATTTATTGCCTGTTATCAGCTCCGTAAAGCTTTTGAATGCATTTGCCAGAGTTGCTAATTTCCCGATCAGAGTATTTACTGCTTTAATGATGGGCGTAAATAAATTGATCAGCCCCTGTCCAATCGTTGCTTTCAGAGAATCGAACTGTAGCTTCAGGATACGGACCTGATTTGCCCAGCTTCCAGATGTCCTTGCGAAATCCCCGGAAGCTGCTGACAGTTGCTTTTGCACAAATGAATACCGTAAAGCTACTTTCTCGGCTTCTGTCATCTGCGATGTGGTCTTACCGAATCCGTTTGTCAACGCATAACTGTCAAGGGCTGTCTGAGTCATTACAACGCCCAGATCCTTTAAAGACTCTGTCTCACCTGTAAATACAGATTTAAGCTTTGTGTAAGCTTCGTCCTGACTCAGATTATAAAATGAAGCTACATCTCCGGCTAATCCGGTCAGAGTAGAACCCATATCGTAAGCCTGCTGTTCTGTGAATCCAAAAGCTTTCGCCATGGCTCCAAATGTACCAGTGTACTGTTTCGCCATAGTCTCTGAGAGACCGAAGCTCTGTGCCGCAGACTTTGCAAATTCATCGACCTTTGCATTCATATGAGGAAACGTCACATCTACTACGTTCTGGACCTCTGCCAGATCAGAGCCTAATTCCAGGCACTGTTTGCCAAAATCAATTAATTTCTTGGTTCCGAAAGCTGCTGCCAGTGCAACACCTGCTTTTTTTGCCAGTTTGGTAATGCCGTTCATCTGCTGCTGGAACTGGTTCTGGTTTACTACAAGATCAAGTGCAATCTGTCCTATACTTGTTGCCATATGTAGTTTCAGTCACCTCCTAATCCAGCCATTCGTAAAAAGGCATTTTTAAATCCATCCATAGCGGTATCCATTTCCTGTTTTGATATGGATTCAGCCACTACCTTTGCATGTTTTTCTTTCCATTCATTTCTGATCCGATGCTGTTCCTTTGTAAAAGTCTTCAGAATTTCTTTATCATCCTCTGCACGTATTGCGATAATCCTTCCAAGCGCTGTTTTATTGTCAATTCCCACGAGCATCTGTTTAAACTCTGTCCATGACATTTTGTGTATTTCTCTCGACAGTCTCAACCCATACTGTGACTGGAAGGAAGATACGATCAGGTCATAATCTTCAATCAGGTCATAGTATGGGTCATAGCTTCCCCCGCAGTTTCTTCCTCTCCTACAATAAGTTTCTGGGCTTCCATGACGATTGTCGTCAGATCATTAAAGCTGAGTTTCATTTTTTCAATCTTTTTCTGACTCTCCTCCGGAAGCATTAAATTGTACAAATCCAGAATATCTTTTGCTGTAGCATTTTCTGAAGTAAATTCTGAATATTTTCCCATGATCTTTAACATGGTTGCTGCATCTGCGTTTACTTCTAATTCCTCTTTTCCAATAATCAGGGATGGATTGCCATCCAGTTCCAGTTTTTCTGTAATATTTACTTTTTTCGCCATTATTCTTCTCCTTATACAGCGGGTGTTACAGTAGGCTTGCCATTGCTGATCGCATCAAACTCTAATCCAGCTACATTTGTGGAATCTCCACCACCACAGTTCTTAACATCAAATACAGCGGCATCCCAGGATACGGTTGTTCCATCCGGGAACTCCCATTCAAAATATCCTTCTGCATCATGTCCGTTACTGAACTGTTTTCCTGCAATGTAGTCGTTTCCTGTGTCTCCAATGTTTCTCTTTCCACTGAGAGTGATGGTAACCGCCTTTGCAGTCATCAAGGCTCTCTGCCAGCCTTCCTGGTCCATAGGAGTCCAGGTTTCCACACCATTAGAAAACTCTACAGAAAATGTCTCCATGTCTGCAATGGTTGTTGCTGATTCCTTTGCCTTTCCAACTTTGAACTTGTTGTCAAGAACCGGAAATACATTTGTTTTTCCTGCGAATTTCTGTAAATTCATCTGTAAAGCTTTACGTTTCATTCTGTTTTCCTTTCTTCTCATAAATAACAGCCATCTCTATTACCATTTCGTAAATTCCAGCATCAGTTGTCCCAACATTCTGGATCTCATAAAGTGGCTGTATAAATTTAATGGTTTCATCATTAACCGTTACATCCCTTGCCTGTCTGAGCGCCTCAAACAGTTCTATGGCTGTTTTTTCGGTATCCCCTGGAGATTTGTTCCAATGTATCAGCAAAGTTACATATTTCTGTCCGTATCCTTCCTGAGCGGGGCCTCCAAGTGCTATGTGCTGTGGATACTGATGCTTGCTGTTGTATACTCCAATAGATTTATCTTCCTTATCCGGAAGTTTCCCCATGTATACGTGTGCAGCCAATTCAAGGGAAGCTATATAGTCTCTCACGTCTGCTAATGTCATATTCCTGTCAGTCTCCTGTAGATTCGTTTAAATGCATTTGTACAGTAATCTGCCTCTCTTCCTCCCGGAATCCAGTCTTCATACCATTTTCCTTTTGCGTTCGGGTTTTCGTCTGTATGGAAATGATATTCCGGATGAAAATACAGCCTTCTGGCATATGGAGTTGATGATACTATGGATACTTTCCCCTGTTTGCTTTTGGAAGTATCCACGAACGTGCTTTCATTCTGCAGGTTTCCGGTATCTCTCGGGAAAACCTGAGCCTGTACCACTTCTGTGTGAAGCGCTTCTGCCGTCTGTTCCAGAGCTTTCACCTGCATCTCTGAGAGTTCTCGGATTTTAGGAAGATTCAATCTCACTGTTGAATTTACCCGGATCATATTAACTGAACCTCCGTATAATTAACTGAACCGTCAGAATTTCGTGCCTTTGTTCCCTGTTCGATCTGTCTTTTTACGCCAAATATGACAGCCTCACCGCCGGATATGACTGGAAGTTCCGGGCATATGTCCCCGCAAAACAAGGCTGTCCCTGTAATCCGGATCAATTTCTTTTCAGCAGTCAACACTGTCCGGGCTTTATCCTGATAATTACATTTTCCTGAATACTGTATAGGTTCCAGCGGTTCTCCGTACTCATTTAAACCTTCTCTGTCAAGCGACAGGCTGATATCTGTTTTACATAACCGTCTGGGTACCAGACATGGATATTTCATATGATCACCTCGCTAATTGGCAACAAAGGCCGGTTTGGCAGAGAAGTGTATAGTCGTCTCTCTTCATTGCAATGCCTTTTCCTGTAAATACATTCCATGAACTACCAAACTGGGCAGATACGCCGTTAATGCTGTAAGAGGACAGGACACTGCTTATTTCGTCTGCGTTCTCATACTCAAATTCTGCCTGTCTGCATATAACTTCCCGGATAATTTCCTGTTGAAATTCCGTAAGATTTAAAAATCCCCGGCCTACAATCCTGTTGTAGGTCAGGGAATCTACATGTCTGCTTGCCTGCTTTAATGCTTTTTCTATTTCATCTTCAGGTATCAGAATTCCTTCATAGGTATCCAGGTAATAGCTTTCTGTTGCATACGATTTATATCTCATATGACGCCCTCCGATCAGGCACCAACCTCTGTTGTGTCTACGTCAACATAAATACTGTCGATATTGCCATCACGTCCATTCGGGAACACAAATACATCAGAAAATGATCTGTTCTGATACAGGTATCCGTCTCCCTTGGTGTGTCCGCCCGGCTCAAAGTAATAAATACTGTTAATCTTTGGTACGGTTTTGCAGGTCTGACCGCAGGCAACCAGCACGTTGATCTTGTGTGCTCCTGTCACTCCGGATGCTTTTTTGAGTGGCTCAAATCCGCCGCCTTCCGGCTCCCAGTTGAATGCATCATAGAAACGCTCATCGTCAATAACTTCCATGATCGGCACACCATCGATCTCAGTTACTCTGGTCTCAATGCCAAGACCACCTTCTGCAATCTGGGTCATTTCAATCTTTCTGGTGAATTCTGTAGACTGCTCCAGAGCGTCCATAATCTCACTGCGAACATACATAAGCAGAGAACCATTTGCTTTGTATCTTCTGAGTTTCCCTTTTGCAAGGATATCTTTGAGCATACCGAATACTTTTGCCTTTGTGTATGCAGATGTTGCTGTGGATCCATGATAGTCTTCTGTCTTCTGAGCTGCCTGAGCTACCTTGGAGAAGAACAGCGCATCTGTTTCCGGAACTACCCATGTCTGTTCAAACACGCGGGAAATGTTCTGAATGGAAGCTGTAGCATTTGTCTCATCAACATCTGCTTTATCTACCATAAATTCAACATCACGGTCGTGTGTCAGTGTGTATGGTACGTCTTTCTGTTCGTAAGAACCAACATTCCAGCCGCCTTTTCTGCTGTGGTTCTTGTATCCGGATGTACTCATCTGAGTAAAATGAAATGTTTTGGCATCAAGCCATCTAACATTGCTGGTTACAAATGGAGATGTCAGGGTTCCCTGCATCAGGATTTCAAGGAGCTCCGGGCTCCACTGTTCTGCATAATTTAATGCCATAGTTTATACCTTCTTTCTTTTTAGTTCCAGCGATTCCAACGTTTTGTTGGCACTGCTGTCTGGTTTGTAGTTGTCTGAGAATGCTGTGCCGGATTACCTCCAGTTCCTACCTGAGTAAAACCGGTCTTTCCGTCAGCCTGTGGTTTCAAAGCCGGAACAGCTTCCAATACCGTATTAAGTGCTGTTTTCAGTGCTTCTTCGTTAATCTTCCCATCCTGTCCTGCTGCCTGACTAAGATCAGCCATTTTCAAGACGTATGGAATTGTCTTTGCATCAAGCCCCAGGGATACTGCCATCATTGTAGCTGCATTTTCAACCTTTGCGGCCTGCACTGCTGCCTGCGCTGCTGTCAACTGGTTCTGAGTCTCTGTAATCTGACTCTGCAGTCCTGCTACATCAGGAGTATTTGCCGCCTGCTGCTGTTTGAATGATGCAATTGCCTGGTCCACCTGTTCCTTTGAAAGCCCCTGCTGTTTAAAATAGCCTTTTAAAACAGATTCCTCTGTTACGCTCTGCTTTCCCGCGATCAGACTGGCCAGTTTATCATAATCAAACTGTGGTGTCTGCTGTGTTCCTGTTGGTGGTGTTCCGCCTTCTGCTCCTGAACCTCCTCCACCGTCACCAGTTCCGCCTTCTGCAAATGTCTGCAGGTTCATTGATAATTTGCATCTGAATCTCTTATACATTTTTACATACTCCTTTACAGTTTTTTATGTGCTGTCTGCACGAATACAGTTTTGCGTGTGTCTCACATGAACAGTTGTTAACCCGGTGTCTCCGCGTAGTTTTAAGCCTTCGGGCATAAAAATAAGGCGTTTCACCCTACGCCTCAGCGGGAGATTCTGAATCACCGCCTTTCTGTTCTGGGATCTCTTTAGCTACTTTTAACGCTATAAGATATTTCCCTCTTTCTTTTAATACTGAATATTTGTCTCCGACCTTTCGAAGTTTCAGATTGTTTTCTTTATCGTAGAAATTATGAATAACTTCGATTTTCATGCTCTCACCTCCCCCTGTTGCGCCAGCACAATTTTAAAAAAGAGTATAAAAATACCACCTGCCATTTCTGACTGGTGGTACTAAATACGTCCTTCTTTTTTCAATTTCTTAATTTCTTCTTCTGTAAGCTTTCTCGGTTTACCCAGCATTGCCACTCTGTCCTGAAAGTCTTTATAGGCTTTCTTTTCCTTTGATTTCATCTTCATACGATCACCTGCAATTCTATTTCTTTTTCTTTCTTTGATACTACTCTGAATATAGTATCTTTGTCAAGCAATAACTCTCTTTGCTTAGGATATCTGCTTATCCTTTCAATATATGCTCCTTTGCTGCCTTTTGGTACATATATCAAAATTTTATAAGATTTGTTCAACGCAGCTCCTTGAGTCACCGAAGTACTGATAAACTGTCCTTCCGTGACCAGATCATTTACTTCAAATTCATCATAAAGTGGTATGTCCAGATTTCTATATGTAATAACATCATGCTGAATCTTACTCTTTTTCAATGCACCTGATATTGTTTCTGCATACTCTCTAAGTTTTTTATCTTCTGCTATATCTCCACGAAGCATAGCATTAAGCCGTTCAAAGAATCGAGCCGGCTTTTGATCGCCAGAATTGAACGTGTATTTTTCAATCGCATGTTTTTCTTTTTCTGATAAACAATCAATCCAATCCTGTGATTCTGTACGAAGAAGGCTGACAATCTGATTCTGCGGAACTGCGTGAAAATCCGCAAGTGGTCTTTTTGATTCTGCATATTCCTGGCTGTCCATATTACCAGTCTTCATTCTTACATGTTGCCACTCTTTTTGTTTTTGTCCATATACCTGTTGGTTCTCCGGATCCAGAGAGAATTGTGACAGCCTATTATATTTCTTTTCCTGGCGTTCGGCATATTGCTGACGTTCCCGCCTGGCGTTTTTCTCTGCAAGGTTGTTGAGCTCTTCTCTGGTATATTTCCCATCGGGTGGAGTATTGACTCCTTCAATGTAGGTTGTATGGCTGTCACGGCATCGGGGATGGTAAAGTCCAGCTGCTATGGCAGCACTTATCAGCGGATACTTAATTCCTGTAACGGGAGATACTCCGTCTTTCGGACCTCCGCTCCATACATCATCAATCATAACTTTCCCCACGAACGGAACGCATAGAGGACATGGACATCCGCTGCCACGTTTATTGATAATCACTGTGTACACGCCCCATTCCCGGCGTTTCATTCCCTCACCCTGCAAGTATGCCCTTTTGGCTGCTGTTCGGATTGCCATATCTGCATAGTCTGCAAGGGTATGTCTGGCACCATTGGCATATTCCACGCAATTTAGACCTGCTTTGAGAAAATCCTTAGTTGCCATATCCACAGCTTTTTCATAGGTTCCTGCACCGGTATTGGCATATACCTGAGCATTATAAATAATTCTCCGATATTGATCATTAGCCATGCGAAGCACTGCAGTTTCTGCTTTCTTCATATCATCCGTTGTGGCTTTGATCAGAGCCTCCAGCTTTCGATCATTCAGTTTAAAAAATTCTGCAGTACCTCCCTTGCTTATTTTATTTGCCGGAAAGCCTTTTTTTATGGCATTCAGAATAGTAATCTCCTGCTGCATATTTCCTTCTGCTCTTGCAGTCCGAATCAGCTCCGCTATCTTTGCATTGATATCCTTAAACTGTTTGCCATATTTCTTTTGATTATTATGTTTATATTCTTCCAGGGATTTCAGCATTTCTGTCTGCCACATGGACCATTGTTTGTCTTCGTCAATTTCTTCCTGCTTATGAGATTCCATATTGCGGATCATGGATGCTATGAGTTCATTCTCTATAGCTTCAAAGGCAGCTCCAATATCGTATTCATCATTTATCCTTGCCATTAGACAATACCTTGAATCCTTGAGACTTAAACTGTCGTGTCAGTTCCTTCAATTTTGTAATGCTGTCGCAATGATCACATCGAAGTTCCGCATAATCTGCTTTTTCCAAGGCATATACGCCCATAGGAACCTGTTCTTTTGCAATTTTAAGAAGTCCCTGATACTCCCTTCTGTTCATCCGGTATATTCGATTGTTTACCTTCGCTTTCATCTGATCCGCCTCCTGTATCTACTTCAAAATCACCAAGTTCCATATTGACTGCCGGTTCTTCCAGATCCTGGATTCCCTGTTCTGCTTTCAGACGGGCTATTTCTTCTTCCTTGCAATGTTCATCCAGACTGTCTCCGTAAAGTTCCTCCACGCAGCGCTCAATGCTCATAATTCCGCCCTGTTTTGCTTTGGCTACTGTTTCCACCTGGGATTCAAAAGAAGGGTTGGCGTATTCCCCAAAAGGAATATTTACTTTCACTTCTTCTATAGACTGCTTATGAAGGATATTGTTGGCATTGATGCACATTCCCACTACATTTGGCAGTGTTTCCTGCATTGCCTCCACAATAGAATTTCTGGTATAGAGAGTAGTTTTTTCTTTCTCTCTCTGTGCTTCCGCATTGTCCAGTTTCTTTGTATCAATACCGAGAGTAGAGGGGCTGATCACTCCCTGCAGGCACAGATCCAAGGCTGTTATGTATGATGCCAGATAGCTCTCATGTGGAATTGCCGGCTGTTCCATCATGATCTGGTTTTTCTGTCCTTCTCTCATATCCCCTTCTGCTGCCAGATAACGGTTATCGAAAGGATTTGGTTTCATAAGCTGTCCTGTTTCGGAATCATGAGGGATCAGGCAGTCAGGGACGTATGTCTTTGCCCGTCCTGCTCTCAGGGCATCCATCCACTGTGACCATGTCTCATCCAGAGAATCAAAGTTGTCCAGCTTTCCATCAAAGATGCTTCCACCCCGTCCCTCATATTTGGCAGATTCAAAGATCATGAAGGGTTCTGCCAGGATCAGTGAATCATCAAATGTAACGTCTTTAAGATTCTCTGTTGCCTTGATCGTTTTCATATCTACAAGTTTATTTCCCTGGTACAGTTCGTTAATGATATATCCATATCCGTATCGTTCGTTCAGAACATAAGTCCTGCCTTTCTCGTAATAAGGAGTTTTAAATACGATCTCACGGATCCGGTCTCTCTGGTAAACAAATTCTACTCTGTCTCCCGGGTACCATTCCAGGATCGGATAATCACTGATAGAAGTATCAATAACTGCTTTAAAAGCTCCATCACCAATAAACAGAGCCTCTTTCAATGCGCTCTCCATCTTTTTCCGGAACTTGTTCTCTTTCTCTATCTCTTTCCAGAGTGATTCCTGAGCCGGAGACTCAAATTCGAACTCATCCATATCCGGCAGGACTACTGCAGAAAGTGTCCGCACGGTTAATCCAGGCAGCCCCGTATGGATTTTTCTCATATCCATACCCGGGGAGCATTTGCTTGTCCAGAACTTATATTTGTCTGCATATTCGCTGTTCTGCTGGTAGAACTGTTCCAGTTCATTACTGTCTCCTCTGTACCAGATCCTGTTGCGGATCGAATGGCCCTCGAAGTCCAGCATTTCATTGATCTGGAAATTATATGGATTTGCCGGGACCACGTTCAGCCAGCTCCGGACTGTCTTTTTAATATTCTCATTCAATTTATCCATCCATTTCACCTTTTCGTTTCCTCCGTTTCGAATCCGATCATATTCCGGTATGGGATCCAGCCATACTGCTGGGAGTTTATCGTATGGTCGTTTCGGTCTTCCGGGATATCTTTTTCCTCATCCCAGGAATATTTCTCCAATTCAGCTATGTGATTGATACATGTATCTACAACCAGATAGCAATCCTGTTGTATCCATCCAAGCTGAAGCTTGATTCTATCCAAAATTTCTACTTTTTTGTAAGATTCTACAAAGTTGTACATGCAGCCATGAAGACGTTTGTACTTTCTCAATTCTGTGATCGTAGCAGCATCTGCGCAATCAACAAAGGTATCTTTTGCAAATCCCCAATCCTTTCGGCATTTCTCCAAAAACTCTATGAATTTTACGGCTGTATCGGAAGGGGCAAGCGGCTGATCCAGATCCTTATTGCTGTATACTTTTTCAGCCAGTGTGATCAATCTCCTGTCCTCTGTGATTCCCTGGAATATCATTGCGATTGTATCCGGAGACTTTGAAGAGTACGAAGTATCCAGGCCACAGGTAAATTTTTTAAATTTCAGCTTTCCTGCTACCATCTGGGCTTTTATCCATTTCTCTGAAACGACATGCTGTTTCCTGCTGAAGTTCGGGAATATCAATCCTGTTGCTTTTCCTCGTAAACCCTGAATCTTGTTTTTCCAGATCTTTGTTCCTTTCGGCGTATTCTGGATAATCTGCTGCTTCTTTTCTTCCGGAAGTCCGGCATTATCGTCAAAAGAAAAGAACCAATGGACCCAGCCGGGTTTTGGTTCTTCTCTTAGTTCATCTTTTATTTCCTGTGGTGTGCTGTCTGCCCATTCCGGCAAAGGTCTGCTGCAATTGATATATTCTTTGTATACATCCAGAGTTGGATCATCCGGGTTGAGAGTTGCCATAAGATAGTCACACCGCATAGACGCTTCCCGGACAAAGTCAATGTCTGCTGTATTAACCTCGTCAATATACAGGCAGCCATACTGTCCGCCTAAAGCTTTCTTCCATTTCTTTTTGTTGCCATAGCCAAGAACGTATATTGTCTTATCGCCTTGCGGGGCATGAAACAATAAATGGGGGATTTTATCATCTTTTGTTCCAGATCCGTTGTACTCTACCAAAATTCCAAAATCATCCAAAATCCCTAAATCTTTATTGATGATATTCTTTTCTGCTGTTCCTGTATCGTCCGCTGCAAGAATATGCAGTTTCTTTGGAGATTCGGCAACTTTACACATAAATTTAAAAAGTCCTACTGTTGTTTTCCCTGCTGCCGTAGTCAGGTTCCTTCAAGAAATTCTACCGGAGCACTGCAATGTAGAAATGCTTTGTATTTATCTGATAATACTAATCTCTGAGAACTCATGAAGGTTAACCACCCCCTCGGAGCTGCTCCAGGATGTCTCCCAGTTTCTTTTTCTCTTCATCCAATCCGGATACTTCCAGTTTATCCTTAAACATTCCCAGGTGTCTTCCAAGAAGTTCCAAGGCCTGCTCTTTATTATTTAATTTCACTTCAATGCCGAATTTGCCCTCTTTTATCCCGGCAATAGCTCTGATTTGCTGCTCATCCAGGTTTGCTGTGTCTTTTATGTTTGCCTGCCCGTCTTTAACTTCTACATAGTCTGTAGCTTTAGCAAAAGCTATGGCAGCCAGTTCTTTCAGTACCCTGTCCTGAGTGATTTCTGTCCGTTTCTGGCGTTCTTGCATCCTTTCTTGAATATAAGCTGCAACCTTAACATTTCTTAACATTCTGGCTGCTGCTGCCGCTGCTGTTTCGTCTTTCTTTACAGATGGATATGCTACCCGGTAAGCCCTTGTGGCATTTAAGTCTATCAGGTATTCATCTGCAAATATTTTCTGCTTTTTTGTCACTCAGACTCACCACCTCTCATTCGTTTCGTTTTTGAGTATAGAAAAAGCAGCTCGAAAGCTGCCTTTTTATCCTTTACAATGTCTATCAACAATTTTACATATCATTTCTTGTTGAAATTTTTGATCATCTGATTTATGTATTAACTCAATAATTCTTTGTTCATGTTCTACTATTGTCAAATTTTCAAAATATTTTTGTTTGCTTTCAGAAGATTTATTAACAAGATGTATCATAGCTCCTGAAAATATGTCAATAAATGCGCCTGGCAAAATCATTAAAACTTTTGATGCTCCATTAACAAACATTGATATTATCATCCCAATAAAAATCATAAGAATTCCAACCCAAATCATTTTTATTGCATTACGTATTATTACTTCATATAAAACAATTTCACTATTATGATATCTGGCTGAAAGAGAATGTCCTTTATCTGGTTCAGATACATTTATTTTTTTATCTCCACTAAAAAAATTAGTATTTTCTGAAGATTCAATATTTATATTATTCATAAGATAAATTCCTTTCGATCTTCAGTACAACCAATAACTAATGGATTCAAAAAAATTGTATTTCCACACTGTTTGCATGTTACTGCAATAACTGGTAATATTTTCATATTTCCGCCCAAGCTAATAGACTTGTCTTCTTCAACACTTACCATTGTCATTATATTTGCATCAATTATCCAATCATTTTTACCGCACATAGGACAATTTTTAGAAGTCCAGTTCCTGTTTATATTTTCAATCAACTTTTCTCTATTTACTTTCATCTGCTTTCTCCTAACATACATTTTCAAATATTCTATCATTTTATTTTTCATATATCTAGTCCTTTCTATATTAAAACGCCCTATATTTTTATAGAACGTTTTAATAAGCATATGTAGTTAGAAGATTTTTTAACCCAAAATGTTTAATTGATATCAACTTTTGAATAATTAAATTTCTATGATAATCTTTTCACTTGAGTTCATTGTAATAATATCACAGATCAGTATGCAATTGTGTGCAGTCTTTTATATTTTGAATGATAAAAGTGCTTTTCCATGGATATCTAAAGTTCTTCGATAGCTATAATTCATCTTCACAGCCACTTCTTCCCATTTCATCCCAAGTATGTACCGCAGCCTCAGCACTTCCTGCTCATCTTCATTTTCCATCTGGCGGATCTGTCTCTCAATCTTCTGGTAACATCTCACTCTTTCCAGGCGTTCCTCTTTCAGAAGGTCTATCTGTTCATCCAGAATAGCTGCGTAATCAGACAGATCTGAATGACTGCTGCCGTGTGGCATTCCATCATTGACTACCGATGGAAACATTTTATCCAGTCTCAGCCGCTGGATCTCATCCAGGATGTCCTGCTCTCTCTTTATCGCTCGCCGGTAGGATTTCAAGTATTCTTTCTTCTGTTCGTTTTCTTCCTGAATTGTAATCTCTGTCGTTTCCATCGGTATCGCTCCCCTTTCCTTCTTTTCATGCTTTTAGCCGGGAACTATTGTCAGCTCCCGGCCTGTTTTCATCTTATTGTTTTTTCTTCGTAAAATCTGCAGTCTTTGCAACGAAAGTTGGATGTTACAATCTTATTTTTGATTATATGCATATTCGGACAGGTTGGACGGACGAATACTGCCGTATTTGCTACTTTCCCGGTACTGTGTCTGCAGGTTACTGCTCTCTGTCTGGAATCCATATGTATCCTCCTTAGATGTATTCTTCGATCAGCCAGTGAAGTACCTCCAGCATGCTCTTCTTGGTAATACTGTTATGTGTAGGCATATCAATCACTTCCTGAATTACTATGATCTTGTCTTCTACTTCTGTTTCTTCGTTATGGATATCTTTGAATATTGCAGTTGCTTTTCCTATGTTCATTTATTCATCCTCCAGGTAATTTTTGCCGAATATCTTTATAAATTCCTTTCTGGTACCATGTTCTCTCTCAAAAGCTCTCTGGCCTATCTGTTTTAACAGATAATTAGTTTCTCTGCATTTATGTACAGATGTTGGTGAAATTTCATGGCAGTTTACGCAGAGGTGAACAGTTAAGCCATAACGTTCTGACCAATTTTTATTTGCAGTACCGAAGAAAACATGGTGTCTATGGATATTTTCTGTTACTCCGCATATGTAGCAACACTCTTTCTTGTCTCCGGGCATAATACACTTGCCATGCTTTTTCTTTTTCTTTTTCTTTTTTACAGGTGTTTTAGGAAATAATAATCCTCCCTGTTTCATCTGGTATACCTCCTTGCCTCTCTGAGCAGATAATTCCTGTTCTAGATATTTCGATTAAAATCTTCTACTGTTCTGGTGGCTTCCTGTTTCTTCAGCTCTGCCAGACCGCCCCAGGGGTTGCAAAGAAAATTATGGAACCGGCGGCTACTGTAATGCATCCATCTCGGAGGATTCTGACCGGTTACTTTTCTAAATAATTTCTTTTTCTGTCTGAGATTCATTTTTCTCCTTTCCCCTTCCTGTGATCTGACAGGCTCACACAGGAAGGATGTATCTATGTGAATTTTAGGGCACCCTTAATCTTCCCAGGGTCTTCCGTTATGGTCTACTTTTCCGTTTAACCATTCATTCCAGAAGTCCGGATCCAGAAGTGTGTTGTATGTCTTGTTTGCAAACTGCCGCATAGCTCTTGCTATATACTCAGCTGTTCCATAAGCTGTTAACGTATCTATATACTCTTTTCTGGTCTTAGGTTCTGCTTCCGGTGGCTCTGATCCGGATTGCGCCGGCGCAATTTCCTGTTCTTTCGGTTCTACGGGTTTGGGCATATATTCCGGATGGTTTTCAATGCTGTCCTGACCTGGAATCTGTGGTTCTGGCTCTGAAAGTGCTGTTTCTTGACTTTTTTCTATGTTTTCCGGTTGAGATTCCGGCGTTTCAGAATGGAAATCTGCTTTAGGCTTTCCTGGTACGGAGTCCTCTTTTTCTGGAACTGCTGTTTTTTGACCTTCTGTATGGTTATCCACAGAGTTTTCCACTTTTCCAGTTGGTTTTATTTTTTCTGGCTTCTTCTTTTCCGGTTTCTTTGCCTTTTGGACTTTGGACTGTTTCTTATCTGGTTTGATTTCCTTCGGCTCTTCTCTTGGAAATTCTTCTCCGTACTGTTCTTTCCAGGATTCCTCTGGTCCGTTTGTGAAATCCATAAGTTTTCTAAATGCCGCCTCAAGCTGCTGCCAGGTGAAATCCTCTTTTTCCTGTGAACGGACATTGATCAATCTTACCTGTTGTTCGCTTAGTTTCAGTGATAAGAGTATGCGTCCTGTTCCCGGGATACGGAGGGAATAGATTTTCTCTTCATCCGGAGCCAGGATCTCTGCTGCTGCCTGGCTTTCATTTATGTAAAGGGTTTCGAACAGGTCTATATATATCTGCGGTTGATCTTTCCCCAGCTGATATGCTGTCTGTTCCAGGATAGAAGGAAGCTCTTCCTGTGTCTGATCTGTTTCTTCCATCATCACTTCCAGATCTGTGATCTCATTTTCCTCTTTCAGTTCCGCACTTAAGGCTCTTACATCTTCTTTGGAAAAGTTCTCTGTAATCTCGTCACTTATAATGTCCGGAAGCGTCAGCATCTCCATCAGGATTGTTTTGCCTATGCCAGTATATTTTTCTTTCAGTCTTCTGGAATATCCATCCTCTGAATATTTATCATTGAGCTGTATGTATCGCGTCGTCTGATCCGGGCGGAGTCCATATTCTGCACGGGCAAATTCTCCCATTGAGCTGTAGCCGGATTCCTGAAGGACTCCTGTGTCTCTTGCGACTTTAAGCTGATATCCCAGTTCTACAGCACCCTGGGCCATGGTCATTGCCCCTGTCCTTATCTTTTCCACTGCAAGATCTGTGTCTCTTTTAAATCCCTGATAGTCTGTTGTCATGTTTTCCACTTATATCGCCTCCATAAAATCTTCTTCCAGTTTCTTCAGGACAAACGTATTCTGGTTTTTCTGAAGTTCCTTTATGTTCTGTTCCCTTAAAATGGCACTTTTGGCAGCGTGTTTCTTATCCTCTTTTGTGAGTCTCTTTTTGATTTCTTTCTGCCACAGTTTCAGAAATCCGCGTATTTCCTCAATCCCCGGTTCCTCATCATAGTAGGAACGGTTCTGGCGGATCGTGCCACCCGGTTCAAATTCTATTGTGTAGAACGGGATGCCCGGTTCCTGCTCCCGTCTCAGGAAACCTATGAAAGTCTCTCTGTTCTCTATCCGGTTAAAATATCTTTCAGAGCTTCCAGCGCAGTGATGCAGGGCATACCCTTCCCGAACGATCTCTACCGGGTTCTCCGGCATGATCATTCTGTAACCCTCTGCTGCAAATTCATATTTTTCCTTTACTTCTTTCATTACTTCCGTTGTTCCAGGAAACTTTTCTTCCATTATCCGGGCTTCCTGCTGCCGTAATTCTGGATTTTCACTCATTCTTCTTACTGTGTCCAGTTTCTTTTTATCGGTTATCAGTTCGTCATGTCTCTGTTTCAAGTCTTTGGGCTTATAGAACAATTCGTCATTCAGATTTTTATTCTGTGCCTTGCGCATGAATAAATAATCCACCCATTGACTTAATGCCCTTTGCGGCGTCCCATAATGCTTTCCTGCCTGCTTCCGGATATAATTTACAATCTGTTCTATACTCATTCTGTCTGTGATCTCATCCGGAAGTTCTTCGATTTCTTTTGTCGCGATTCTGTTTTCTTCCAGATAGTCCATGGTATTTTTCGGAATCTTACAGCCATAGGCTTCTGCATATTTGAGCCATTCCAACCGGATGCATCCACCATTCTCATCCCTGAGGCGATTGATCTTCTGTTTATCCGTCAGCCCCATGACTTCTTCTATGCTGTTTCCATTTACGGATAAGGGTCCTGAATAAGAGCCGTTATATGCCCAGCATGATCTTGCAGTTTCCTTACACAGACGGTAAAAACGTCCTTTTGCCAGATATTCCATCATAGTTCCCAGCTTGTGAAGGCGACAACCTGCTGCCATGAGGGAATTGTAATTGAGCATGAGTCCCAGTCTTGCCATCTCCACAAAAGCATTTGTCACACTTTCATACTCTGTTCCTTTTAATGCCTCCGGAATTCCTTTAGGATACAGAAAGCAATCCTCCATCCGTTTGTTTTGTGGGTTGCTTGTATACCAGTCACTTCTTGTCAGACCGTTACTCCACTCATAGGTTTCCCCGTCCTGGTTGTAGAAGATCATATAGTTTGGTCTCACATGTCCTTTGTTATACAAAAGAATACGTACACCTTCCTCCAGAAAAACACGGTGACCATTTATACAGTGTTTAATTTCTGCTCTGTAGTGTCTGGCGACCCCATATTCCGGAGTTATCCGTTCCAGCTTGCAGGCTCTTGTTTTGCTCCATATCCGCTGTGTTCTCTTTTTTACCACTGCTGGCTGTCCACATTCCGGGCATTTTCTGGTTTCTCCCTGTCTGGGTTTATCCAAATTCTTTTCCAATATCTGAGAGCCGCAGTTACTGCATCCATAAGTGTTGTTTCCTTTGTTCCAGAAGAGATATCTTTCTGTGCTGCAGATTTTATAAAGCCACTCTTTAAATTCTTCATCGTTATCTGTAATCCCTTCCATAAGCCGGTCGATCTTCCGGTATTTGTTATCGAGACTGCGGAGACGCTTTTCTTTACCGTAATCCTCTTCCATGCTTTCGATCTTAGACAGAAGATATTTATCCGAATATACGGTCTGTACGGCATTTTTCACAGTTTCTATATCTTCTTTGGTATCCCACTGGACTTTTTCAAGTATTCTGGAATTATAAAAACTTTCATACAAAGGATCATATCCCATGATCCGGATCAGTTTCTGGGTGTTCCAGTCTCCCTGTTCATATCTGCCGGCATGCTCCCCAGTTTCCGTGTTTAATACATAGCGACTGATATATCTCTTGTACCGGAACAGGTCCAGAATCAGGTACTCTTTCTCAGTTTGGGCTTTTACAATGATCTTTTCTCCGATATCCTTTTTGTTCTTATGTCTGGGTATTGGTATCGGTACCTTTTCAATCAGCTTATATTTCATCGTCTTCCCTCCGTACCTCTCCGGAATTCAAAAAATATGTTCCGTCTTTATCGGCCAGAAAGACTCTGGCAGCTACGATCGCTCCGTTTACATCTTCTTCCATCAGTCCACCAACTGCTCCGGTCTGCAAATAAACTTTCGGATTTCTTCCCCGCGCAATCGCAATCTCGTCTTTTTGTGCCCGCGCAATTTCCTGTTTTATCTGCAGGTGGGCAGCCGCCCTTTCCCAATCCATTTTGGGATTCTGAATCATGTATTTCATGGACATCCCGGCAAATGCTTTTAAATCCAATTCTTTCACCAGGGTGATCTCTGTGCAGCAGCAGCGAAAATGCTGTTCTTCGTTGATGTCTCCTGCTGCCTCGATCAAAAAATATCTGTTTCCTGCACCTAAAGGAAAATAGTTCAAGCAGTCTGGAGCATATTCAACGAAATGCCAGCCATTCCGGTATACTTTGCATTCCTCTTCTTTATAGGTTTTTCCCGGTTCAAGTTTTACTCCGGATCCGTATGAAGTAGCCAGTTCCTTTGAAAATCCTTTAATTCCCTGCATCTTACGCCTCCAGGTAATATTCTTTTGCAATCCTGCGCACGTCTGCCTTAGTTTCCCCGCCTTCATAGACCGGGCTGCGCATGGCTTCTTTTTTGCCATTCATACGAAATTCTGCCAGTTTCACAATTGCGTCCGGTACCTGTATTGCACACTCGCTCGAAAAAGTGAGGATCTTCGCAAGGCATTCCGTCAATGATTTCTCTTTCTTTCTCACAGCAAGGCACAGTTCATCGTTTCCATCCAATAACGCCAGGATGGTATCTTTCTGATCAACCTGATGTCCCTTTATTCCCAGTTCTTTCGCTTCACCTTCGATTTTGGCAACTGCTGCCATGTAAGGAGTTGCAAGAGAGTCCACGATATAATCCATGTAGTCTTCTGCATCTTCTTTTTCCAGACCATTTTCCACTGCCAAGGTGACCAGTGCTTCCAGATCCCCCTCCTCTCTTTCCGCTGCTGCTGTGCGGATCAATTCCTCATAATCCATCTTTCCAAATTTTTCAAACATCGTGTTCTCCTTTCTGTTATTCGTCCATTTTCTCTATTTTGAATCGCACTGCATGACCACCGAACAGCTTGTCCACCTGCTGCCAGAGATCTGCATTGCGCAGTTCCTGATTTCCTGTCCGGGTCCATCCATTTTCTTTCCATGCAGGAAGACTCTGGTATCCGTTCTGCAGATACCTGTTATCTGTATGGATCGTAAGCAGGGATGGACGGCGTAATCTCTGTAATGCTGCTGCCAGACATAAAAGGGCAAGACGGTTTCCTGTGGTTTCTTCCACTTCTGCTGATACACAGCTTGGATTTCCTGCGCTTTTCGGGAAATCTTTGCTGTAAATGATGTATGTATACTTGCCTTTCTTTATTTTTCCAATTTTCCTGGTAAGAATCAGGGAGATGTCTACTCTCGCCATTTTCTGATCCATCTTCAAATCCTCCTGTCTATCTTTACAAGGGTATAGTGGCGGTATGCATAGCCGGTATGTGGATTGATTCCCATCTTTACTGACTCAGGTTCCACATAATAACCTTTTGGTGCTTTGGGATAGATTGGCTGCTTGTGCCGGTCTACCAGGCTTCTTCTTTTGATTTCTTTTTGCTTTGGCTCTTTTCGAACCAGATTACGGGAACAGCTGTATCGTTTAATCTCATCCGGTTCGTGTTCTTCCAGAGATTTTGTGATATACTCTGAAAGTTTCACATATCCGCCTGCATCATAAAGGGATGCAAAATATACATGCCCATTCTCCCATAACTCTGAGACGATCCGGTCGGTACCGGTCTCCTGATCTGCTTCGCGGTTTACCAGAAGATGTACATGAGGACCGCCTTTCTTTCCGATAGCCAGACGATAGATGTATTTCAATTCCCATCCCTTCTTTCGGTATTTTGTTCGGACTTTTCGGATCAGCTTTCCCAGGTCCTTCTTCATCTGCTCCCATGTGGGACGGTCGCCTTTTTTGTATGTAAGAGTCATCCAGTAATCACCGGGTGAAAAGTTCCACTTGATCAGTCTCCTGACATCTCTCTGTCTTCTCCACTGATTCTGTTTGGCTATCTCTTCCGGAGTGGCTTTCCTCTTTTCTTCTCTTTCCTGTCCCTTGGCACCATACCTTCCTGTATGCTTTTCCTCTATCTCTATGGTGCTGTCAAAATCCCATATCTCTCTGATGTATGCCCACCTCATAAGCATCTCCTGTCGTAAGTCTAATACCCCTAATCGAGCTTCCAAGAGGCTTGCGCCCCTGGAAAAAGGTTAAAAATATAGCAGGGTTTCTCCTGCTTAAATCTTGACTTTCTGACACCTGGATGTTATAGTTTGGATAGGTTAATTATCCAAGTGGCAGAAAGTCACCCCGGCTCATGTATTTGCGTTACATGAGTCTTTTTTATTCTATGTGTTCGATCGGTCCGTAGAGGTCTTCCATTCGTTTTGCATTTCGAATGGCATCTTCCAGCGTTCCTATACAAGTTGCCAGTTTTCCGCTCTTAAATTGAACAATACGGATGATTCGTTGCTGATCTGGCGGGATCTTGACGGATTCTTTGGTTCTTCTGGAAATCTGTTCTACTTCCCTTATTCTTTCTTCTTCAGTCATTCTGTTCTCTCCCCGATCAGGCTTTTGAGATACTGAATGCATTCTTCCGACCATTCTTCCATATACTCATTGTCTTCAAAGCCAAATACCTTTGTGTTTGTTATAATCGCTAATGCTTTTGTGGCTGTGTCATAGTTGTATGCCACATAAATATTCTTTTCTTCCGCTTTGAGTACAAGTTCCAGAATCTCTCTTATTTTGTCTCTGAACATGTTTCCTCCTCCTGAACTTTTCTAAGCTGATCTACCGCCCAGTATGCGGATATCCCAAAGAGAATGTTAAACCAAATCGGGATGTCCACATATTCCCCTGCAAGGATGCAGAGGGCTATGATTATGTACTGTTTCATAATGCTTGTCCTTCTTTCTCCGCCTTAGCCGGCGGCTTTTCTTTCGTAGTTCATGCTCAGAAGAAGTTCATCCTGTCTCTGGATGAGCAGGCATTTGATTTCTTCTTCTGACATATCACTGGCTTTATGCTGAATTCCATTAATACGGATATTTCTTGTTACCA